AGGCGTTGCGGCAATTGCGGGTATCGCTCCGGTATCCGTATCGTGGGCTAAAAAACATATTTTAGGATTTTCTGATGAGGAAATCAAACTTGATTTACAACAACAAAGAATTGAGATGGCAGTCGGTGCTGAATTAACAAATACCGCAACTATCATAACACATACAGGTATTTTTGACAATATTGATAAATTATATGGTAACCCTGCATCCGGAGCAACAGCCGGTGGAGCGGCGCCATCATCCCCACCACCACCGGGAGGTGGAGGAGGTTTCGGTGGAGACTTTGGTGGAGGAATGGAAGATTTAGGAGGACCCGAACCAAGTGGAGGCCCTGAACCGGGTGGACCTGAGGTGGGTGGAGCCCCTGCGGCGGCTGCTCCCGAAGCAGAAGTAACCCCTGAATCATTTAATAAAGATAATTTAAAAATATTAGTTGAAAGAAGTACTATGACAGAAGATAATTCATACATTGATTTATCCAAAGGAGGAAACTCTTTAGGAGAAATTGAAGCTCAATTAGGTAAACTTCTAAAAGATTAGATATTTATAAATAAAAAAATTATGAAATTCGGTATATTAAAATCAAAAATAGAAAGGGTGTTGTTAGAATCATACGCTAACGATACATTTAAAGACGAAATAAAAAATTTCAAAAAATATGTTTTAGAAAATAAAAACATAAGTAAATTATTTTATTTATATGATGAGTTAAATTCTCCAAAAGCGTTAAGTGAATCTTACGCTAAAGAGTTTATTAACGAAAGTATTAAGATGTATGAGAACACAATCAATAAAATCAAACAATCTGATTTAAATAAAATTAAATCTTGGGTTGGTGATAAAAAAATTGAGAATCAATATGAGACTATTGATACATTGTTTTCAACAGATATCCTAACGATTGAATCTAAAATTCAATGTAGAAATATTCTTTCAGAATCTCTTAAAAAATTACCGGTGGTGAAAACAGAGGGTGTTGATTTACCATTAACAACAATGGTAAGTGTTGCAAACAAAACTATTAAAAATTATATTGATGGTTTAACTGAGTCAGATAAAAAAGAACTTATCTCTTTACTGTCTGAAGATGATTCATCGTTGAGTGAAAAATACACTACACTTAAAGAAGGGGTTGTTACTAAACTAACGGAAATGAAGAATGCTAGCATTGATTCAACAATGCAAACAAGAATTGAAGATACTATCTCAAAAGTGATTTCTGAAAAATACGACAAACTTACTTACTTCAAACTTAAAAATCTTAAAGAAAATCTTTAATTATCGTCTGATTTAAATTTTTTCTGAACATACTTAGCTTTTGAAAGACCATCACGTTTAATTACTGATGGTTTTTTAAATTCTTTTCGTTTTGATAATTCAGAACTTTGACGGGTTTTAATTACTTTACTTTTATAGAGTTTTAAAGCTTTCTCAATCGTAATGTTATTATTTAATTTTACTATTATCATATATTACATATATCTCCCTCATACAAAAAAATTTTGACATTACTCATAAAAACACCTATTATTTTAAAAAAATAAACAGGAAAATATGAAAATTAATGAAAAAGGGAAAAACTTCTCTACTACACGGGTTCAAAACAGCAAAAATTGTTTATGGAACGGTAGACTCAATAAAACTTAAATCACTTTACTTAAACATCCAAACTTGGGTTGAACCAATATACGAATGTGATAATTGGACAAGGACCGTCCTTAACCTAAGTAGAAGTATCAAACACTCAATATACGAGTCAATAAACAAAGAAATATTTAATGATAAATTTATTGTGGATTTAGATTTAAGGTCTAGCGGACTAAATTTAAATAAGAAATCTTTTATGAATCTTGAAATAAATTTTTACTTATCCCAAGACGATATGGATTTTAAAAATAGTGAAATTAAAAAAACTTTACAACAAATTACAAATAAAATTTTTAAAGATAATTTTTTAAACAATGAAAATTTTAATTTTTATTTAACCAAAAAGAGTAATTTAGAAGAAGAATTGTTACAAACCGAGAATGTTTAATATTTATAAATAAAACATATTTTGAGTGAAACATTTATATATACATTAAAAGACCCAATAACTAACGAAATTAAATATGTTGGTAAATCTGATAACCCTGAAAGTCGATTAGTTGAACATATTAAGAAATCAAAATATTCTAAAACATATAAAAACAATTGGATAATATCTTTATTAAAGAAAGATTTAAAACCAATATTGGAAATTTTAGATATTGTGGATATAGATAATTGGGGGTTTTGGGAAAAATATTGGATATCTCAATTCCGGACTTGGGGATTTAAATTAACAAATATTAGTGACGGTGGTGATGGTGGTAATTTTGGTCCTGAGTGTAATAAAAAAATATCATTAAAATTGAAAAATAGAGTTTTTTCAGAAGACACAATAAAAAAAATGGAATTATCCGCTAGATTAAGAAAAATGACTGATGAAGGCAAAAAAAAATTATCTTTAAGTAGGATGGGTTCTAAAAATTCTATGTTTGGTAAAAAACAAAGTAAATTTTGTATTGAAAGTAAATTTAAACCTGTTATTTAAATTTCATTAAATGGTGATATTATTAAAGAATGGGGTAGTTTAAAAGAAGTTTCTGAATATTTACTAATAAATAGAAATACTATTAGAATGGTTTGTCAAAATAAACGTAAAACCGCCGGTGGTTATAAATGGAAATTTGTAGAAAAAAAATGAATAATTTAAAAATTAATACTGATAATGAATTAAATAAAAAATCAATTCTTATTGAGTACGATGCCGGGTATATTAACCCAAATGACAATCGTAACGAAACGTTAATTAGAGAATCTAATGAAATACTTGACTACTCTAAACCAATTGAATTTTATGCGGTTTTACAAAAATACGATACACCAAATAGAAATGGTAGGTTATATCCTGAACGTATATTAAAAAGAGAGGCAGAGAATTATAAAAAAATGATTAAAAAGGGTACGTCCCTATCCGAGTTAAATCACCCGGAATCATCTTTAATTGATTTAGATAGAGTTGCACATATGATTACTGAAGTATGGTGGGAAGGTAATGTTCTAATGGGTAAAATAAAACTACTTACGTCACCGGGATATCACGAGAGAGGTATTTGTTCAACCAAAGGGGACTTAGCAGCAAACTACCTTAGACAAGGTGTTACATTAGGTATCTCATCAAGAGGTGTTGGTTCCCTTAAAAAGATTGGAGAACAAAATGAAGTTCAAGACGATTTTGAATTAATTTGTTTTGACTTAGTGTCGTCACCATCAACCCCGGGAGCGTATCTATTTTTAAATAAAGAAGATAAACATCTATACGATGAGAACTTAGAAGAGGAGAAAAAAATAAGTGTTGAGAGACACGTTGGTGATTCCGGAAATAAATCGCTTGACTTAATGAAAAAATTAAACGATTATTTGGGTTACTAATAAAAAAAAACAAAATGGAAGAAAAGTATTTTATTGCAAAAGTTACCTTGGACTCACTTGATGAGGCATCAGGTAAGATTAAAAAATTAAGAGAAGAAAAATTGGTTAGTGGTTACAACCCTACTGATGTTGAGGCGAAAGTTACTAAAGTTTTTGAACTTTATACAATGGAGTGGAGAATTACCGCAATTGTAGAAAGTAAAATTGACGAAGTAATTGAGTAGTTAAATTTTCGATTATTAACAAAAAGAGGACATATTGTCCTCTTTTTTTATGCTTTTTATTTTTTGGAGATATTTATCAATGTATAAAAATCTAACTCAATTTAAGAATATTTTAAACTTTTTTTGAATTAGGAGATATTTATATATTAAAATAACAACAAAACAAAATGGCAAAAGAAAAATCTTTAGTTGAAGAAGCTATCATCCAAATGAAAAACTTGGAAGAAGCGGTAGCTGAAAATGCAAAAGGAATACTTGCTTCTACAATGAAACAAGAAATCAAAGACCTAGTAAAAGAATCTCTAACTGAACAAGACGAGATTGACCCGGATGACGTTGAAATGGATGAACCTATGGGTTCTGATGATATTGCCGATATAGATATGGGTGATGATTCAGATGAAGAAGGTGACGAAATGGATACTGATGATATGGACGACGAAGAAGATATGGACTTTGGTGACGAAGAAGATATGGACGACGATGACACTATCGACTTAACTGACGCAGACGATGATGAAGTACTTAGAGTATTTCAACTTATGGGTCCGGATGACAATATTGTCGTAACAAAAGACGACAAAGGAAACACTCACCTTAAAGATGAGGAGACCGGTAAAGAGTATATGATTGTTGGTGAAAGCGAAGAAGATGATGACCTTGGTATGTTTAATATGGACGAAGATATGGACGAAGATATGTATGAAGATATGTATGAAGGTATGGACGAAGATATGTATGAAGGTGATGATATGGATGGTGAATCTATTGAATCAATCGTTGAGAGAATGTTCGGTAATGACGACGAAGAAGATATGGACGAAGAAGATATCGTTTATGAAATTGAAATGGATGACGAAGAATTAGATGAAGAAGAAATGGATGATGAATCTATTATGGAATCTAAAAAAATGTCTATCAAACCAAAAGGTATCGGAACAGGAAAACCAAAATTTACTTATGGTTCAAAACCTAATCAAGGGACAGGATTTAAAACTAAAATGAAAGAAGCTCCAAAATCTGTGGGAACAGGTAAAGCGAAATTTGAGTATAAAGAAGGTGAAAATTCAGGTTCTAAATTAGGAACAAACAAAGTTGTTAAGAAAACTGAAACAAAAGAACAACCAACTAAAAAACCAATGGTTAAAAAAGTTGAGACAAAAGAGGCTGTTCGTACTTTAGGTGCGGGGTCTAACTTTAGAAAAGGTGGTTTACCAAAACCAAGAGCACATTCAAGTTTTAATACCGCTATCAAAGAAAGTAACACTAATTCAGAGTTACAAGTTCTTAGAGAAAAAAACGAAGAATACAGAAAAGCACTTAATGTTTTCAGAAGTAAATTAAACGAGGTTGCAATCTTCAATTCAAACTTGGCTTACGCTACACGTTTGTTCACTGAACATTCAACATCAAAACAAGAAAAAATTAATATTTTAAGAAGATTTGATGGTGTTGAAACTATCAAAGAATCTAAAAATTTATACCAAGTTGTTAAAAATGAATTATCAGGTAATTCTAAAGTTCAAAGTATGAATGAATCAATTGAAAGAACAATCGCAAAATCACCTTCTACAGGAGCGGTTAATTTACTTGAATCAAAAACATATGAGAACCCACAGTTCTTGAGAATGAAAGATTTAATGGCAAAAATAAAATAAAAATAAAATAAAAATAAATAAAAACAAATAAAAACCAAAAAAATGGGAGCATTATTAGAATCAGGATTAGTTGGTAACATCGGGTTAAAACACCTTAAAGTTATCAAAGAAGACACAATCAACAAATGGGATAAATTAGGATTCCTAGAAGGTCTTAAAGGACACATGAGAGAAAACGTAGCTCAATTATATGAGAACCAAGCGTCTTTCTTAATAAACGAAGCTACAGGTGAAGGTTCAAACGGTTCATTCGAAACGGTTGTATTCCCTATCGTAAGAAGAGTATTCTCTAAATTATTAGCGAATGAAATCGTATCAGTACAAGCTATGAACTTACCAATCGGTAAATTGTTCTTCTTCGTACCTAAAATTCAAGGATATGACGGTACACCAACGCCAAATCAATCAGGTGAACACTTCGCACCAATCGGTTCTCCGGGTAACTATTCTCCATCTAACAACGGTGCAAACCAAGGTTATGGAACAGGAGCAGGAGCTTACCAAAAAAATCTTTACGATTTATTCTACGAAGGAAGTGAACCAGGTTTAGACCCTGAAGGTTTATTCGATTACTCTAAAGGTAGATGGTCAGCAATTACGGCTAACTGTCAAACAGTTTCTTGGTCAAACTCAAGTTTAGTTGCATCAGCATATACTGCAGGTGAATTTAGAAAAATATTAGTTGCGATGTCAGGTTTCTCTACCACAGGTGAAGGAAAATTAATCGGACCAAATGGTCAAGAAATAGATACTGAAGAATTTTTATCAGGTCTTAAATTATTTACAACTAACGCAACTGTTGCGACTCAGTTAGGAACTTCACCATTCACTAACTTATTGTTTAGAGTTGTAACTCAAAAATATGGTCAAGGAATTGCTCAATATGGTAATACAACTACCACAAATTGGGCCTCAGATGGTAACGGAGGTTCATTTAAAAACATCTGTGATAGTACTGGTGTTATCTATTTAGAAGTTGACGCTCAACAACCGGTTTGTGCTGGATGTGGTGCTGGAACTTTAGATGGTTATACAGGAGTTACTATTACTACAGCGGCTTGGTCAGGTACAGGTGTTAACGCTCCTATTCAAGCGGCTTTCAGACGTTACGAAGAATTAGAATTTGAAGATAAAATCGGTGAGGTTTCTTTCGACTTAGATTCTGTTACAGTTTCTGTTACTGAAAGAAAATTAAGAGCACAATGGTCTCCTGAGT